AATAAACCCAGCGACATCATCATGAGTAAATCCCTCCGTTGTTGTACTGGCTGAGAAGATTGTTGGTATCGTTCCATTTCTGCTGGTTTATTGAATCTTCAATCCAGGTTCTGATCTGGTTATGATCTGTCTCCGGTGTGGCCGTGAAGCTTAAGTTCACGGTCGTCGCCCGGTTATCCGTCAGGGTATTCGCTACGGAAGTTTTAGCAGGCTGATACAGGCTCAGCGTGCCGCCCGTTGGAGAAATGCTCTCCACCGGCGCTGCCGGAATACCCCGACTTTCGGCATCGTCATTACCAAAAATCGCATCCCAACCTTTTTTCGCCCAGCTGAAGACTTCACCGATTTGAGAAACCGCTTTATTAAGCGTGACGAAAATCTCTGCGATTGCTTCCCCGACCACTTTGCCGATATTGGTGAAGCCGCTCAGGGTATCCTGACTGAATTTTATCGGTTCAAACAAATCGGTAATCCATCCCAGCGCGGTTCTGAAAGGTGTAAACGCAGCAGTTATTGGTCCCATTACCGAGCTAAATCCTTCAATCACTCCGCCAACAAACGCACTGATCGGCTCCCAAAGTTTCACTACGGCGATACCGATACCGGCGATCAATGCGATAACGGGCAGCAGCGGAAGTCCGATGGCGGCAAAGGCGGTGGCAATAACGCCGCCGGTGCCGGTAAAAATGGTTCCAAGCAATCCGGCACCTGCCATCAGCATATTGATACCGCTCAGTACCGGCGCGATGGTCATGCCGAGCGCACCCATTCCGCCGACAATGCCCGTGATACCTAATGCCAGACCGAGCAGGGAATTAACCAGCACCGGATTATCAGTGATCCAGGTATTGATCGTGCCCAGCCAGCTGGTGGCCGTTTGCGTCAGTTCTCGCAGGGCAGCACTTTGCCCGTCGAATAGGTTGATACGGATAGTGTCCCAGGTGGCAAAAAGCTTAGTGATATCACCGTCAAGGTTGTCGCCTTTCACAGTCACCGCCATCTGTGCCGCAGGCGTTGCGCCATTCAGTGCTGCCGGTGTTTGTTCCAGAACCTGATCGGCATTCATTCCGTTTTTAGCGAGTGTCTGCTGTTTAGCGACCACCTCCGCCGGTGAATGACCGGCTGCCGCCATCGACAGACTTTGCTGCCGTAAAGCGGCAACATGCGGATCGCCATTTTTCAGACCGAGAACCGACTGCACTTCTGCCAGCCCGGCTTCCAGATCTGCACCTGGTTTAAGAAAGTTTTGAGCCAGCGCCAGTTTAGGTTGTGCAAAGGAAAAGGCAGACGAGCTGATATTTTTTAACTGGTCAATTTTCAGTTCGCGATTTTTATATTGCTGCCCGATTTCCAGCCCTCGTTGTTCCATTTGCATCGGGCGTTGCTGGCGCAGCTTTTCTGCCGCCTGGCTGGCCACCGCTTTTTTCAGACCGGAAAATGCCTGCGTTTCGGTTTCGCTGTCCGGGGCGAAAAGCGACTTTTCAAACTGAAGGGAAGCGTCAGTGATATCTTCTGAGACGACGCTGAATAACGTCTTCCCGGGCAGTGTCAGCAGGTTGTTTCTGACCTTGTCAGTTTCGGCCCTGAAGGCGGCCAGATCCTGATTTATTTTTTCCAGCGTATGAGGTAACTGTTCGAGATTACTCATCTGTTTTTACTCCGCTGCGTTGCAGTGCCTTATGTCGCCAGTTCAGCAGATCGGTGAGTGACATGCCGTCCATCTCAGACGGCGGCCAGTGAAATATCACCGCGATATCTGCCATCAGGTCATCCACGGTGAGGCGGGGCGCAATACTTACGCCACCGGTTTCGGCGATAAAAAACCAATCACCTTGCCTGCGAGCGCAATCAGATCCGGCAGCTCCAGGCGCGAGCACTCTTCTTTGGTCAGGTTCGGAGAGGTGATGCGCGGTAAAATGGTGATCAGCGCGTCTACATCCGCGTTCGCCAGTGCCGCAAGACCGATACCGCGTAAGCTGCCCGCAGTGGGTCTGGTGACCTGAACTTCGGTGATTTCCATTTCGCCGCGTTTGAGTGGAACATCGAGGATCACGGTATTGTCATTAATGTCAGTCGGGTTCATGTGTTTTCCTGCTTGAGTGGGAAATGAAGCCGGCAATGACTGCCGGCTTTGGGAGGGAATTACAGGCCGAGTGCGGTACGGTGTTCCGCCAGACGGTCAACGCCGTTGACGACTTCGACCATATTGACGGTGTCGATCTCAATCAGCTCTTTGCCGTCGATGGTCAGTTTGAAATATGTACACTGGGTGGTGACTTTGGTTTCAGTGTCTTCACCCTGTTTGTACTCACCGAAATCAAACTCTTTGTGACGGCCGCGCATCATCACTTCGACCGCGGAAACATCACCGGTATCGTCACGCTGCAGCGAACCGGCAAAACGCAGTGGAATATCAGAGGTGCTGCCCCATTGCTGCAGAACCAGCTCATCCAGACCGCCGATGGACCATTCAAGCGTCAGCGCATCATCATCCAGACCGAAGTCCACCGCGACCGAACCGCTCATGCCGCCGCCACGATAGTTTTGCAGTTTGCGGGTGAGTTTCGGCAGCGTCAGCGAAGAGACCAGACCGAGGTAGCTGTTCCCGTCATTAAACAGGTTCAGGTATTTCAATTTCTTAGGAAGTGCCATGAGTCATTGTCTCCTTAGCTGTTAATGGACGCGGCAAAGTTCACCAGGTAAGAGTCGGTGATACGCTGGCGCAGGGTCAGATCTTCCAGTGGAGGAACCGGGGTGTAGTCGTAATCGATATACAGTTTGCCGGCTTTCAGGGTTTCCGCTGTGTTTGCGGTTTCGTCGTACCAGCAGTCACCGTCAATGATGTAACCCGCTGATTTCATTTCGCGCATTTTGGCTTTGATGCCGTCGATCATGTCGCGAACCAGTGAGGGCGTCATTGGTTTATCGACCGCCCACATATGCGCTTCTGCCATGGTATCGGCCAGCACTTGCGCGGTACGGGTGTAGTTTTCAAACAGGAACAACGTGTCATCGCTGCAGGTACGGTTGCCCCAGAAACGGAAGCCGTCTTTGCGAACCAGCGTGGTGACACAGGCTTCGTTCAGCAGATCGGCGTCAGTGCCGGTCGCCTGCAAATCCCAGAAGACGCTGGCTGAAAGGCCGGTCACCCCGTTCACGCCGACGTTTGACAGGGTTTTATGCCAGCCGGTTTCCTGGTCGATTTTGGCGCGTAAGCCCAGAGCGCGAGCGGTGGCATAAGCGATATCCGACTGGCTGGTGGCGGTATTCCAGTTAACAAAGTCCGGCCAGATCAGCATCAGTTCGCGCTGACTGAAGTTCTCGCGGTATTTAATCGCATCGGAAATGGTTTTTGCGCCATAGACGCCGACATAACCAAAGGCACGAAGCTGCTGGCAAACACCTGCCAGCGCGGTTGCGACGGCCTGATTATCCAGACCGAGAATGCGTGGTTTAACGCCAAGCTCAGCCTGAGCAGAAAGCAGCGCTTTCATGCCGGTATAACGGCCATTGGCATCAGAACCGCCGATGATATTGCTGGTGGTCTCAGCCTCATCTTCGCCCGTGGCAACACGCACCACGACAGTGACCGGTTTACACTGGTCAGCAATCGCCAGAAGCGCTGCGCGCAACGTGCCGCTGGTGCCTGCTTTACCGCTGGCGGCCAGAACATCAGTGATCAAAACCGGAGTATTCAAAGGGAAAACGGTCGCATCCGCATCTTCTGCGGTACAAACCATGCCGATAATTGCTGTGGAAACGGTAGAAATAACGCGGGTGCCGTCGTTGATTTCAACAACACGTACGCCGTGATGATAATCAGCCATCAGGTTGACTCTCTCTGTTGTGGGTGGTGAAGCAAGGATGCCGGTTCGCAACAGAAAGCGCATTTCATCAGGGGCGTGGGGGCGGTGGCACAACAGAGGGAGGGGCTTTTGTACTAAATGCAGAGAAATAAAATGCCACCATTTTATAAAATGGTGGCATTTTTTAGGATAAGTTTAATTCGGTTCCTGCTATTTCCCTATGGCTATCCAATAACCGTAATGTCCCCCTGAAGTGGCGCCTACCATCATTGTAAAAGTTGAAGGTGTAGCTGGAAGAGCTGCAAAAGGATACGCAGTTGACGAAGAGGAACGTGCGTTATCATAACTTGAAACAACAGTATAATTAGTGTCACTAAATGGAACAGGAAGGCTGATGGTTGTCGGTGAACCTGATAAGCCAGCAAGGGAAATACCACGTTGTATAATGTCACCACTTGGTAATCTTATCCAATTAGGGCCACTTGCAAATGCGGACATATCAGGAATTTGGTTAATGCCTGTACCTACTCCACGTTTTGCTGCTTCACCCAGGCCTAAGTTTTCTAACACTTTGGCAACGAGATTCTTGTCTTTAATTTCTTTCAAAGCATTCGCAATTTGTAAGTATTGCGCATGTGGATTCACAGCCGCCACATGTTTCGCCATCAGGTCATCCGCATACGTCTTAACCTCAATGACTTTATCATCGACATATTTGCGTGTTGCCAGTACCACAGACGGATCAATTTTCAGCGTTACCGCGTCAGTGCTGTTTACCACTAAAATCATACGTACGGTTTGAGTGCGGCCGCTGCCTTCCTGTAACAGGGGTTTATAGGTTTCAGGGCAGTTGGCGATAGCAATCAGCGTGTTGTCCTGATCAAATAAGCCAATCTCGCGGATCCAAAATCCTCCCTGATCTTCAGGAATGATCTGTTCGGCGATAATCTGATTAGTATTTGCCGGATCAACACTCAGAGAATTAAGTGCTGCCCGGCGTTTCTCACCAATTAACTGAGTTTGAGCCGGGTCCGGTGTTGGCAAAGTTTCGCTGCACCCAGATTGGTCAGCAACGCATAATATTTAGCTGTCATAATTAACTCTCAGGTTGTCGATTAAATGAATGGCTGAACCGGTATAGACAGATCCGGATGCAGTAATGGTTTCAGGGAAATAGGGATAAACCGTCAGTTCTTCGCCGTCGTAAGTCGCTGCGGCGATATAAAAATCACCGGTGACGTCCAGATTGATGGACAGCCCGATCAGATGACGGCTACAGGGTTTGGCATCGGTGATCAGGCGTTCGAGTTCCTGGTACATTTCTTCCGTAATGCCCGTTTCAAGTACGCCGACATCAAGGCGAAAAGTGCCCGGAACATCGTGTGTCTGCCACCATTCGGTGACGCGAATTAAATATCCCAGCGGTTCAACGACCCGTCGCAATGCGCCGATGGTGCCTTTGTGTTTATGAACGAACCAGGCTGCGAGAACGGCAGAGCGTTTCGCCGGTTCGGTCCAGTTTTCATCCCAGCGATCGACCGAAAATGCCCAGGCAAGATAAGGCAGCAACTCCAGCGGGCAGGTGTCAGGATCCCAAAGTTCACGCAGAGGAACGCTGAGATTACCGATATGCGACAGCGCCTGTGCGGCCGCAACTTCAAGCTGAGTAGAGCCCGAAGGTAACAGACGATTACTCATCCGAGCCTCCCACTGTCAGTGAGTAATCGGTACAAAGTGACGCCTGAGTTTTATCAAGCACGATGTCTGCCAGCGGTGATGACAGTTCGACCCGCTGAACGCCCTCAACGTGCAAAGCGGCATAAATTGCAGAAAGCCGGATATCGCGACCTAACCGGCTTTGCGTGTTGATGTAGGTTTTCAGCTGCGCTTCAGACGCCGCACGGACGGGCTCAATTTCGGGCGTAGGCAAAACATACAGCACGGCATCAATCTGATAAGGCACAATCTCAGCTGCCTGTACTGTGACGCGATCGGCAACCGGTCGGACATCTTCATCGTTCAGGGCTTTCTCCACGGCAATGAGCAAATCACTGGAGGCAACGCCGTCGTTATCACGTGACAAAATAGTGACGGTCACTTCAGCGGGCGACGGGCTGATTGCCGATGCATCCGCAATGCGCCCGTCTGCCGAGCGCGCATGATATTCGTAAGCGCCGGTCGGGCCGGCCACGCTTAAACCTTCAAACGCCTGAGGGATGCGCATACGTAAATCACTATCGGCTTCCAAAATGGCAGCCGTTGGCGGAATAGTGGTGTTATCCGCTGGCTGTAAAACCAGGCGCTGAACATTAAAATTCGCCGCCAGCTGATCCAGATCGCTTCCCGTCGCATACGCCACCATTACCGCGCGGGCGGATTCGTTAACTCGCTGGCGCAGGATCAGCTCGCGGTAAGCGTTCTCCTGCAACAGCTTGACCAGCGGTTCGGATTCCAGCGTAGCGAAATCAGCGTCGTTTTACGTTCTTCAAGCAGGGTTTCATAATCCAGTTGTTCGACCACATCGGGGGCCGGTAACTGGCTCAAATCGATCGTTGCCATAAGTGTCAGCTCACAGGAATATTCAGGGAAAAATCCGTCGCCGTATCGTTACGGCTTCCGGTCAGTTCAATCACCATCTTGCCGTCGTAGCCGGTGTCAAAAGTGATAGCAGTCAGTGAAACGCGGGGTTCCCACTGCAACAGGGCGGTGTAACACACGGCCATCATCTGTAGCCGCAGGGCGCCGTTTTGCGGCTGGTCAATCAGCTCCGAAAGCAGCGAGCCGTAATTGCGGCGCATTACTCTTGAGCCCACCGGCGTATTCAAAATATCGCTGACGGACTGGCGAATATGGTCGAGATCTTCGATAGCCAGACCGCTATTTCTGTCCATCCCCAGGTATTTCGGATTGCTCATTGCGGGCCTCCTGTCTGACCGCCACCGGTCTGAACACCGCTGTGGCGATGGGTATGCACAACGATGCCGTTGGATGTCAGGCTGCCGCCGCTATGGATTAAGTTGCCGGTCAGCGTGCCACCTTGTTTCACTTCAAGGGATCCGGTGGTCAGCTTGCTTGTGCAAACTACTTCCGGCGTGTCCAGCGTGATGCGGGTGCTGGCGGTGCAGCGGATTTCGGGTGCTGTTACCTCCACTTTCTGCGATGCGTTGATGACTGCGGTTTTAATTCCCGTCACTTTTAAAGTGCTTTGTGCCGGTTCGTATTCAAAAACGGCGCCGTCCGGGAAGGCCAGATGAAGGGCATCTGGCGAAGCCGATGGCGCGGGTGAGGCATCGGAGAAAACGGCGGGTAAGACGAACGCCGTATTCAGTTCGCCGCCCATCGAGAGCAGCAAAACCTGCTCGCCGACGGAAGGCGCCCACCAGCTGCGCGTGCGGCCAGCGCGGTGCGTCATCCACGGCAGCCAGGCCGTTACGTTGCTGCCCGTCGCAACGCGGCAACGTGCGTTGGCCAGATCCAGTTCTGAGACGTTGCCGATGCGCACCAGATTGCCAATCAGCCGCATTATGTCGTTGAGTTGAAGAGTCGTATTCATGGGATAAAGGATGCCGTTTCAGAGGGTTGAGCGACAAC